AAGCTCTCTCCGGGCAACTGTGTCGAACACTATGCCCCAAACAAGGCCGCAATGGCCCTGTGGCTGGCCGCACAAGGCGCGAGGATAACCGACATCCAGAAGAAGACAGGACTCGGCAGAGAGACGATCAGGGGGCTGCAATGGCGACATAACGATACGTTGGAGACGAAGCGCAAGGAGTTCTCGATGAGATACGCAATTGCGGCGCAGGACTACACGGACCTACTCTTTGAGCGTTCCCAACAGCTGTTTGACAATCCCGAGGAGCTTGCCAAGATCAGCCCTGACAAGCTAGCTGTAACGGTGGGCATCCTGACCGATAAAGCCGCTCAACTGACCGGAATGGCGTCCTCAATCGTGGAGCATCGCAAGGGCGCGAGTCTGGATGACGCTGCGAAGATGATCTTTGACGCAAAAGCTCGCATCGCCAGCAAGATCAAGGAAGACGCAATCGAAGCTGAAATCCTATGATTTGGCGGAAACACGCAATCCTCACCCCGCCCACCGACGAGGAGATGGTGGAGATGGAGCCAGATGAATTAATCGGGCTTCATTCAATTTACCATGAGGCTATTGAGAATGCTGAGAAAGATCCATACCACTATGGGTTTCGGCTCCCACACTGGAGCAAGGCTGAGGAGCAACTGTTTGAGGTTAATGAGATACTTGCGCTAGGTGGAAATCGATGCCTTGGAGGCGAGCAGGAAATTTATGACCCGGTATCCAAGACATCGACTAAAGTTAGTGAAATTAAAGGATCATTTCACGTTCATGCTTGGGACGGTCATCAAATAGTGGAAGCCCGAGCAGAGACTCCATTTCAGAAACATGTTTCAGGGATTTACCAAGTAACGCTAAGTAACGGCGAATCTCTACATTGCTCAATGGCTCACTTGCTCCTGACGCCCTTCGGATGGAAGCCTTTAAGTTCGCTCTTGTCCGGCTTCCCTCTAGTGAACGCCCAAACGCGATATTCGCAAGTCCCTTCTCCGTCCATTTGGGGACTTTCCCTACAAGGGTTTGGCGAAGGTGTTCGGCGTTGCTTTGGAAAAGCTCAAGATTGGATTCGTGATTGTTTGATGTGTTGCCATCAATGTGATGAACGACCTCGCCTTTTATTAAGGGACGACCAAGAATTGACTCCATTACATAACGATGCTCCCAAACATAATGTAGTTTTCGAAAATATTTGCCATTGGCTTTTTCCTCTCTTTTCTTGTTCACGCGCAGACAAGATGGATGGTCTGGAACGTAAATCTTTACATAGCCGTTTTTGCAGAAAATCTTTCCATTATTCCATTCAGGATGGCCTGAACCAGATCGAGGACCATTCCTTTGACATTGTATGTTGTGACGCTTGCAAACCTTGTAGATTAGTTTCGCCTGAATCCTCGGGTCAACTGATTTTGCCAACTCGTCAGCAACCCATTGCTGGGTTTTTCCTTCTTCAATCCATTGTCGGATTTGTTCAACGGGGTATTCTATATTTCTTGCCATGCATGGAGAATACACTATTCCCTCTAGAAGTAAAGATAAAAAGTATCGATTACCTCCGGGATGACATCGTTTGGGATTTCCATGTGCCGATTCACAACAATTATGTCGCCGCTGGAGTGATTTCACACAATTCGGGAAAAACGCAGTGGGGTGCATTCTCTGTTGTCCGTGCTGCTATCGAGAACCCCAAGTCTGAAATCTTCTGCTTCGCCCAGACATCCGAAGTCAGCATTCGCCAGCAGCAAAGTGCCGTGTGGGACTGGTTGCCAGAGAATCTAAAGACCAAGCAGACAAGCGCGAACACCTACATCTCCTACAAGAAGAAGACTGGCTTCACTGATTCATCTTTGATCCTTCCCAACGGCTCGCAGATCATCTTCAAGACGTATTCCCAGTATCAGAACAACCCCACTATCCTTGAGGGCGCAGAACTTGGATCTAAGAACCATGTTTGGCACAACGTTGGAGTATGGCTGGATGAATACCTCTTAGGGCCAGAATTGATTAACACGCTCAGGTTCCGGCTTGCCACAAGAAATGCGAAGATGCTGGTGACGTTCACGCCCATTGATGGTTGGACGGAGGTCATCAAGGAGTATCTCGATGGGGCAACAACTATCGAATCAAGACCAGCGGAACTACTTAACGGTGAGCTGGTTCCATACGTCCAGAAGTCAAAGAAGCTGAATGCCTCAGTGCATTATTTCCACTCTCAGGATAATGCTTTCGGTGGATACGAGCGCATTAAAGAGACGCTTTCAGGTAGGACTAGGGAGGAGATTTTAATCCGCGCATACGGTGTGCCGATGAAGTCTCACGCGACAAAGTTCCCGAAGTTCAACAAGGTAGTTAACGTGGTTCCTCCCTCTTCCATACCAACCAAGAACATCACGCGCTATCACGTTATCGACCCTGCTGGGGCGAAGAACTGGTTCATGTGCTGGATCGCAATTGACGAGACGGGAACCTTCTGGGTTTACCGCGAATGGCCGGGAGTTGACGTTGGGGATTGGGCGGAATGGAAAAGCGGCAAGTGGATGCCGGGGCCGGGATCTAAAGGTCAAGGATTTGGTATCCGTGACTATATCGAGGCTATTCAGGAGATGGAGGGCGACGAGGAGATATTTGAACGCCTTATCGACCCTCGCCTTGGGGCGGCAAAGTATCAGGTGCAGGATGGTTCGTCCTCAATCATTGAAGACCTGAGCGAATCAGGCATGGTTTGTATCCCTGCGCCGGGGCTGGATATCGACGATGGACTTCAAGCCTTGATTGGCAAGATGTCTTGGGACACAAGTAAGCCGCTAGACTCCGTCAACCGACCGAAATTCTATGTCAGCTCTGACTGCGAGAACATAATCCAAGCACTCAGCGAATACACTGGCGAAGGCGGGCTTAAGGAAGCGTGGAAAGATCCAATTGACGTTTGCCGTTACGCTGCCATTGCCAATCTCGATCACGTTGACAATAGCCAATCATTTGTTACAACTCACGGGTCTGGAGGATACTAGTATGAAAAAACAAGCAACTAAAACAGCGAAGCGGGGCCGACCTGCAAAGAAAACGATAATTATTGACGAGTCACCATGCAGCCTTGATAGCCTTATTGAGCAGCAAATTGATGATGACTTCATTGTTATGCGTGTCTGCAACAACCCAAGCTGGGTCATTGTTCGCATGGACGGACTGGCAGTTCCGGTAAAATGCCCATCTCGCCTATCAAACAAACTTGTTGGCAAACGCATCAAAGTATGCTTAGTATCTGCTGACCCCGAGGATTATTACGAATACGCATCATGACTGAATCACTAGAACTAGAGGACGAATCCCTTATTTACGCTGACAAAGAGCCAGACGTTAATGCGTTAACTGATGCGTATGATACTTGCCTGATTGATCTTGAATACTATTTTGAGTCTTGCTTGAGGTCTTACAATGACCGTCGCAACATTTGGGATGGCAAGTCTGACGATCTTCGCAAGAACGGGGCAAATGCGTTTCCGTGGCAAGGTGCTTCTGACCAAGAGGTTAACGTGGTTGGCGAACGGATTGATATGTATGTGTCTCTGTTCGACCAAGCACTTCAGCGCAGTCACATTAAGGCGTTCCCAACGTCTATGGCTTCAATGCCGCGAGCTTCTGTTGTATCGTCATTCCTTAAATGGATGCGCTCAACTTATATTCCTGACTTCAAGAACCAAATGGAGTTGGGAGCAAACTATTTGCTAGAGAAGGGGATTATGGTATCCTATGTTGGATGGAAGCGAGAAAAAAGAACATATCTGCAACAAGTCACCATCGACCAAATTGCCCAACAATCCCCTGATCTAGCGAACCTTATTATTGATGGGAACGATGACGAGATGCTTCTTGGATTGATCCAGCAAGCATTTCCAGACCTGTCGAGCAAACGCGCCAAGAAGGCGATCCGTGATATGCGGAAGACTGGGATGGCTGAAATCCCGCTTCCTCGCCAAACCGTCGATTGTCCAATTGTTTATTCGTGCGCCCCGGATGGAGAAGTCATCTTCCCACCGTATGTCTCCGATCCTCAACGCGCTCCATATATCTTCTGGCGCACGTTCTTGACGGCTCAGGAGCTTGAGAAGAAAGTGACCAATGAGGGCTGGGATCGCAAATGGGTCGATCACGCTATCTCCAACCTGCGCGGCAAAGACTCCATGTATCTCGATGGCGAAAGCGTGAAAACTGTGACTCGTTTGCCAATCACTGACGACAATGACCTTGTTATGGTTGTCTATGGCTACCAACGCCTGATCGACGAGGAGGATGGTTCCGAGGGTATCTACTGCACCGTGTTCCATCCCACTACTGATGGCTACGCAAAGCATGAGCTTCTCAATGGATACGATGACTACCCGTTCGTTGTGACCCGACTGGCTAATGACCAGAAGCGCATGTATGAGGTCCAGACGTTCTCCGACATCCTTCGTGGCCCGCAAATGCAGATCAAGACGGAACGTGATAGCCGGATCGACCGAGCTTCATTGGCCACCTTGCCGCCGCTGATGCATCCTGCTGGTCGCCCTCCATCCGATTGGGGTCCGGGTCGCCGTGTCCCATACCGTCGCCTTGGCGAGATTGCTTGGGGACCAATTCCACAAATGGATCAGGGTTCCATCGAATCCGAGATGTCCATGCGAGCGCAAGCAGACCGTGCTGTTGGACTTGATCTTGCAAACCCCCTCACGGCTGCTCGTCAACAATTCTACATTAGCAAGTTCCTCGATCATGTCCGCGATGTCTTGACGATGGCGTGGAAGCTGTATCAACGCATGGGTCCAGACGAAGTGTTCTTCCAAGTAACTGGCAATCCAAATCCGCAGACGATGACTAAGGGAAGTCCTGACGAAAACTTCAGCATTACGGTGTCGTTTGACTCATTGACCACCGATCCTGAGACTGCCGAGACGCAACTCAAGAACATGGTTTCGCTTGTTCAGCTTGATCGCAATGGCGTTCTGGATGTCAATAAGCTACTTGAGTTCACCGCATCAAGCATCAACCCGATTTTTGCGGACTATGTGCTGCAACCAGTCGAGGAAGCGCAGCAAAAGGTCGCCAAGAACGTCACTGACGACCTTGCGAAGATCTTTGCTGGTATTGAGGTTCCTGCCCAGCCAAACGGCGCACAGATCGCCATGCAGATGGTTCAAGCCTACGTCCAGCAGCCAGACATCCTGCAACGCGCTCAATCCGACGAAGCCTTTGGTGGTCGCCTTCAGAAATACATGGAGCAATACCAAATGATGATGATGCAAGCGCAGAACGCTGAAATCGGTCGCATTGGAACCGCCCCCGCCCAAATGGGAGGCGTGACAACTCAAGGAATGCAACAATGAGCGAGAAGCGATTCAAGAAGGTCGTCACCAACCCTGAAACGGGTCGCAAGAAAACTGTCAAGTATGGGCAGAAAGGTGCGACTATCTCTCCCGGCTCGGCCAAGGGCGATTCTTATTGCGCGCGCAGTGCCAAGATCAAGGGTGACTGGAAGTCTGATCTAAACTCACCGAATAGCCTGTCGCGCCGCAAATGGAAGTGCAGTGGAAGCAAATCAATGAAATAACCTTATGAAAAGCAAAACAAATGGCTGCGGCCACAAGGAAGAAAAAGAATACGGCAAGGGCAAAAAAGGAAAAGGATACGTCGAGATTGAAATCAAGATGGGTCGTATGCCGAAGAAGAAAGCTAAACGCAAGTAGTCCATGAAAAAGCCTAAAACAAAAGCAGCCAAGCAAGCTAAGATTGCAAAGGTCATGGGTGAATACAAGGCTGGAACACTACACGCCGGAGTTAATCCTAAAGGCCCAAAGAAAGCCCCCCTAGCTAAGAGCCGCGCTCAAGCAACTGCAATTGCAATGAGCCAAGCAGGAATGTCTAAACGTAAATAACATATATGACTCCATTGCCAAAACCAACTATTCAGCAAGCAGTAGAATCGCTTTATGACCGCGACGAGTTCAAGGCGATTGTTCAATTCATCCGTGACGAGCGTGAGCGGTTCTTTACCGATCTCCGTCAATGCGTTGAGACTAATGAAGTTATGAAGATCGTTGGAAGCGTTTCTACGCTAGACGAGCTACTGTCGTTGCTTACGGTTGAAAACAGTTGACAGTTTTTTCAACTTAATGCTTTAATCCCTGTGCGCTGGTGAATGTCTGACCACTGTAATTAGCGTGTGTTTTGTGGGTTTGTGTCATACTGAGGTCGTAGGGTTTTCGTTTTCCCTACGACCTCTTTTTTGTGTCGATTCCCATACCTTACTAAATTGCTTGACATACTAATGATTATGGTGTTGATTCTTTTTGAACACGCACCGCCGAGCGTAAATGGCGT